CTTCCGACCAGCGGACGGTAAATGACAGCGTGACTTGGTATGCGGTAGCCAGTTGCTCGCCGCCGAGTGAGACGTAATCGTCTGACTCTCCGGTGAGGTGGATACCTCCTATATCCAGACCATAGGCTTCGCCGGTGTAGCAGTCAATTCTTTCCCGGATGGCGTTTGCGATCTCTCTCGCCTCCTCGTAGGCGGCCGCGTAAACCCGGACTTCCACCGCCACGTTTGAGGAGCGGGACGGGCCGGAGGCAAGGGTTCCTGCCCGATCTACCGACTGCCGGGAGAACACCGCGAACGGGAGGTCCGGCGACCCCGGGGACAAGATGGCATGGAAATCCATGCCCAGCACGCGGGCCACCCTCGGGTCCGACAGGACGAGCCAGCGGAGCACTTCCTCTGGCGGCTGGCTCAGTGTGACTACGCGGGTCATTGGACCGTAATCTCCCGGCAGACGAGTTCGTGGATCGACCGCTGCTCGCTGTCCAGCACCGACAGGATTTCCATATCCGTGCTGCGGTGCCGAATCCGGTGCATCGGGGTCAGCCCGCTAAAGTACCTCATGCGGACAACGTGCGTGACCTGAAGCGTTGCCTGCTGCATCTGGACCAGTTCCTGCGATGAGATAGACCTCACGTTGGCCCAGACCGACCCGACCGCGGCGTACCGGAGCAACGTCTCGCCCAGCCCCGTCTCGTCTTCGGACGGAGCCAGCACGGTCACCCGGTCGCGTAGCGTGCCGGCGGGGAGAGGCATCAGTCTTCGCTCCCGGCCACCAGAACTTCCACGGTGGCCCCTGCGGCCCCGCTCACTGTCAACGAGGCCCGGGAGCCAGCCGTCGAGTAGGAGCCGCCCTTGGACGCCAATACGACGCCTCCGAGCGGGAGAACCTCGACCGACGTAGTGCCCCACGTCACCGTCACGGTCTGTGTGGTGGCCGTGTTTTTGATGAAGAGCAGGAATACCTCGCTGAACGCCGCCAGCGAGACAGTCAGCGGCCCCGCTCCCAGAGTTGCCTGAACGGACACAGCCTTCCCCGGGCCTTCGACCGTGAGGTTGGCGTCGAGGCTCGCCGCGTGGACCGTCAGTGCGTCCCCGAGCGTCCCGGCGACAGGGCCGCCTTCATGGCAGATAGCGACTAGGTTCACCCGGGCTTTCAGTTCAGCCATCGTACTGCCCCCATGAGAGGTGTGCCGCCAGTGCCTCAGCCCCGAGCGGGATCGTCTGCAAGGCACCGGAACCGGCCGGCTCTCGGTTCATATACCAGTGGTTCGCGTACATGAGGATGAGGTGCTTTGCCTTCCGCGGCACGGCGGCGGCATCTCCGTAACCGGCGTCCCACCGGACGGTCACGGCCCCCTCCTCATCCAGAAGCCCGGTCGGCCATGACCCGTTGTAGAGTGGGAAGAGACGCCCCGGCACAGAATCCCGGTCCACGCGATAGGTGTGCGACGGGACGGTAACTGTCTGGCTGTTCTCGTTCGTGTATGTGATCTCGACCAGACCGGTCGGTGCCATCGGTGGTCGTGGCAGCATGATGTGCCACGCCGGGAACACGTCCAGTTTCATCTCGTACCGGCACCCGATGAATGACCGACGAGTCCTGTCTTTTGCGTAGTCCGTCGCCAGTTCCAGCAGCGACAGCAGGTACGCATCCTCGTCCGTGTGGTCGATTCTCGCGTGGGCCTTCAACTCAGCCAGCGTCACCGGCAGGTCCGCTGGCTGCACAATCGCCTTCAGGCTTCGGTACTTCATTCTTGATCCTCTTGCGGCGGAGCGGCGGGACGAACGCGGCCGTCGCCGTTTCAGGTGCCTGCCGCGACTCTGCCGTTTCGACCACTCCAGCCGTTGTACCATCCACTACGTCCACAAGTCGCATCGACGCCCACAACTTTCCGACCGGAGCCGCGACCTCGACTTCCTGCCCCCGCTTGTACCAGCGGAACGCTTCCCTGAACTTGACTAGCATTGGATTCCTCCTGCGGTGCACGATCATACCACAAAAGGCAGCGGGCCTGCCCTTGTAGGGCAGGCCCGCTTGTAGCCACTGGCTGGGCCTCCGTGCCCGGCCTGTTTATCACGATGCCGCGGTCTTGAGGGCCACGACCGGACCGGCCTCGGAGGCGGTGCCCGGGTCGTGAATCTTCACGTCGCATCGGCAGGTGGCGACCATGAGGGTCTGGTCGAGTTCCGCGTAGCGGTGGTCGCTGGTCTTGATCGACACCTGACGCCGCTGGCCGTAGATGGCCCCGCCGGCGAGGTCGCCGAAGAGCACCTTGACCTTGCCAGCGTCGGCACCGACCGTCGAGTCGAGCACGTTGACGAGGTTCACCGGGTAGCCGAGGAACCGGAGGCCGACGCCGTTCGACACTTCCGCGGCCGACACGCCACCGGCCGCCATAGCGAGCCGCTGGATGCTGGACGCGAACACAGCCGGCGAGCAGTACCACGCCGCGTTGTTGCGGGCGTAGAGCGGGAGTCGGCCCGTGACCGCGATGAAGTCATCGAGGTCGAGGGTCGAGGCACCCGTGTTGCCGGAGCCTGCCGTCACGATGCCGGCGTTGTTGGACACGGCCGTCATCGCGGGGATAACTCCGAGGATGCCGCCGTCATCGCCGGCACCTTCGCCGTCACCGAGCCAGCCTGCCATGTCGATCTTCAGGGCGATGGCCCGGGCGAACTCCTCGGTGATGAAGTCCGCGAGGTTGATGATCGAATCCTCCAGAATCTCCGAGGACATCCGGTTGCTGACTGCCAACTTCTTGGCGTTCAGCGTGACGCGGTTCCACGAGGCATCCGTGTCGGTGATCGTGCCGTTCTCCGACACCCAGTTGGCCGCAAGGCCACCGGTCCGGCGCGGGATCACCACGCTGTCGGTGCTCATGCTCACGTTCCGGGCGTACCGGGGGAACGTGCCGTAGTCCTCGACCAGCATGATCATCTGGTTCAGGACTTCCTCGGCGACAAGGGCACCACCGAGGGTCGATGAGCCCTCCGACTGAGCACGGCTCTCGACGCCGTGGTCGCGGCACCACTGGCGGGCTTCGGCATCGCCGAACAGGTAGCCACGGTACCACATGCCCGCACGGTAGGCACGCTCCTCGGCGTTCGGTCCCTTGAAGGAGCGAAGGCGAGTCGTGCCGGGGAACGGGAGGGCGAACGGCTTCATGGTCTTCTCCTTCACGGGCTCGGCCGCAACCGGAGCCGGGGTGCATCGCTCAGCGACGGCCCGAGCCGCAGCCACCTTGGCTGCAACCTTCTCGGCCCGTTCGATCTTGTTGCGGAGGTCATCGGCCCGCTCGGCCAGCGACTCCAGTTCCTTCGCCTTGGCTTCGGCCTCGGCGGGGTCGGCGGGGGCTGCGGCCTCGTCGGCCATGTCCGACTCCAGCACGCCCATCTCAATGAGAACGGCGTTGAGTTCGTCCAGCAGGGTCTTCACCTGAGCGGGGGTCGCAGCCACGGTTTCACTCCTTAGTTATTTGGTGGTTCTGATCGGCTTGTCCCGCTGACTTTACGCGTAGCGAGAACAACGTGCAAATAGAGTGGTTGTATCAGACAACTTTCTTCGTCCGCCATAACTGCTCCCGCGGGATCAGCGTGCGGGTTGTCTTGCCGCAGACGGGGCACCGCAGGTATCGAACCTGTGAGTCTCCGGCCTGCTTGCTAGTGCGGGTGGCGAACCGCCCTCCGCACTCGCATGAGTCACCTGCCTTAGTACCCACGGTTCTTCAGGAACTCCCGGTTCCGCTCCACGATGGCCCGCCGCTCGGCCAGAGCCCGCGACCGGGCAATCTGCTCCGCAGCCTTCTCCGCCGTGGACTTCTCCATCCACTGTTCGTATGACCGCTTGGCTACCTCGACGTGGGTATCTGGGTACGCCGGGAAAGTGACCGGACCCACGTCGATCAACGCCTTCACGCGGTTGATCGTCCGAATCGTCCGGCCTTCCTCCATCGACCACGTTTGGTCTTGCTCGTCCACCATGAAGGAGAACGACGAGCCGCGGATGTCGCCTCGCTGGATCAGTTCCACGATGTCTCGGCGGGTTTCGGGCGGCAGGATTTCGTACCGCAGGCCACGCTCGTCCACCTTCATGCGGAGCGTCGTGGGGAACCGGCCGAGCACATGGTTCGGATCATGGTTGAACAGGGCTCGGGTTTCCAGCGGTGACTTCCGCCCCCGCCGCTCTGCGACGAGGCCGAAGGCACCCGGGTCAATCCGTTCGATGAAGTCGCCGAGGTCGAGGCTATTCACGCCGAACCGGGCAGCGTAGCCGACGATCCACTCCCGCTGGACCTGCCGCTTCTCGCCGTTGACTTCGATCTCCTCGGAACGGCTCTCCACCGTGAGGACGGGTGCGTCCTCATCCGAGTCGTTCCACAGCATCCGGCTTTCGATTGCGCTCATTTGCGGCTCCTTCCTGCTTTCATCACTGTCCGCGGCATCCATCTGCCTGACAAGTTTATTGGCCCACGCCCGCCCGGGGTCGCCGCCCCAGAGTGCCCATGCAATCCGGCCGGCGGACGGGAAGCCGGCCTCTCCGGGGCTCCAGCCTTGCCCCTGCTTGTCCACTTCGTGCCGCTCAAAGTAGGCCCGCATCCGCTTGGCCGTCTCCGGCGAGATGTTCGTTCCGTTGCTCAGGTCGCGTGCCCTCGCAACTCCGATTGCCGTGCCGCCCCGGCCGTGCTCTTTCCGCCATGCCAGTCCCTTCTCAGCCTCCGAGCGGACTCCGGCTGGCGGCGTGAAGTCGATGTGGTCGTACTTACCCACGCTTCTTCCTCCGGGAGCGGCCCGCCGGAGCCTTCGCCTTCGCGGCCGCATTGAGCAGTACCGGCTCCTGCCCGACGAACTCGCCGTCGGCCCACACGCTCACCAGCATCACTGGCTCTTCCGGGGATGCCTCAATCTCCAAGTCGCCTAGGTTCAGTTCGCCCTCATACATGACGTGATCGACTTTCCCGACCTTTCCGTCGCCCCACGTCACCCAGTCGCCCTCGGCGATGCCGTGATGCGCCGACCGCACCTTGGGCGGCGAGGCCGGCAGGGCCGGCTGCTGGGCCGGAGCGGGCAGGCTGGGGTCAGAGCCGGCCGGAGGGGCGGCGGGCTGCTGAGATGGCAGCACAGGGCCATCTGGGCCGAGCGGTGCCATGTTCATTGGGATGTAGCGAATGTCGCCGCCCGGGACCGGATTCATGTTTTCCAGTGCCCGGATTTCGTTGATGCACAGGACGCCCATGTTGAACATGGACTGGTAGTACGCCGACCGGCCGGCGGCATCGCCGCGGAGTAGGCCGCGAACGTCGAACTCAATGAACAGGGCTGGGTCCGACAGGAGAACCCGGGACATCACCGACTCAAATCGCCGCAGCCACGGCATGAGCGTGTGCGTCACGAAATCCATCCCTTGATGCTCAATGTTGCTGAACGTCGAGCGGGACAGGTCCATAATCATGTGGGGCGGGACGCGGTAGAACCGGCAAATTTCCTCGCATTGGTACCTTCTTGACTCCAAAAATTGCGAATCAGCGTTTGACCCGCCCAGTTCCTCCGCCTTCAGCCCGCCGGTGAGGATGGCCGTTTTGTGTGCGTTCCACGGGCCGCGATGGGCTTTTTCCCAGAACTCCTTGATTAGCCGAGCCGTCTCCTCGGTTACGGACTGGTCCGTTTGCAGCACGACGCCCGGACGGGCACCGCCACCGAAGAACCTCGCTCCGTGGATTTCGCACGCCCGGGCGAGGGCGATGGCTTCCCGTGCAAGGTCAATCGGCACCATTCCTGTAACGGAGTCGTTCGACATCCACCGGAAGTGCATGATCTCTTCCTGCGTGTACGTCGTAACGTCAGTCTCCTTCTTCGCCCCGACCGACCCCGACGCCGACGGCTCCGTGTAGGTGTACCGGAGCGATCCATCGGCGATGCGTTCTACCTTCATCCGGCTCGGGTGGAGCGGGGTCAGCCCAATCACTACGTCGGCCCGGGAGTCCCGGACGATCTCGCAATATGCGTTTCCGTAAAGCCCCAGATGAGTCATCAGCGTCTCTCGCCACTCAAAACTGGTCTGCCAGTCGTTCGGCGAGTCGTGGATCACGCGGTACGACGGGTGGGACGCCTCGACCACCTTCCCGCCCTCCGGGAGACGGCGGTAAATGTGTACGGGCAGGGCCGCCAGCGACTCGGACAGGACGCGGATGCAGGCCAGCACGGCCATGCACTGCGTTGCGTTCTCGGTGTCAACCTTCACGCCGGACGGCGAACGAGACGAGGACGGGGCGTCATCGTCAAATCCGAACGAGCGGACTTCCGGCAGGATAATCAGACCGGCACGATTTTCTGCTTCGCTCATAACACAATCACCCCGGGGGCGGCCTTTTGCTGCACGATTGTCGCCTTACTCTGGACTCCGAGGGCCATGACGAGGCTGACGATTCCGTCGATCCTCTCGGCTGAGTTTGGCTTCGGCTTCGTTGGCTTTATGTCACCGTTTGAGTTGGTCGAGACGGATACGTTGCCCGCCATCCACGACAGGACGGGGTTCCCGGAATGGCGTATCTTCCGGGAGATTACGAGATTCTCCAGCAGTTTGCTCGGGCCGCTCATGGCGGCGAACGATTGGGCATAGCCTACCAGTTCTATCCCGTCGCCGGCCAACTGAGTCGCCAGTTGGGTGGCCCCCCACCTGTCGAGCCCGATGCACCGGACGTTGTACCGGGAGGCAAACTCGTTGATGTCCCGGCGAACAACGTCGAAGTCGCAGACGTTTCCGGGGGTCATAGTCAGCCCCGTCGCGGGGTTCGACGCCCATACCTCGTATGGCACCTTGTCTCGGCGGCTCCGCCGCTCGGCGTTCTCCTGCGGAATCCAGAACCGGCAGAGCACGTCGTAGGTGCCGTCCTCGTCCGGGAACACCGCCACGAATGCCGTCGTGTCCGTAGTTGCTGCCAAGTCCAACCCGCAGTAGCACTCCCTCCCGTCCAAGAGGTTCCGGGGAGCGACGGCACAAGCCTGCCAGTCCTCAATTTTCAGCCATCGCATTTCCTGTTGCGTCCACTGATTCAACCGGTAGCGACGGAACGAGTTCTC